TTTTGTAGAAGCACCTGATGCTTTACTAGGAGCAGTTGATTTTGATGTTTTTGGATTACCAGCCATGTTTTTAAAATTTAAATTGTTAATAAAAAATATATAAATGACCCTGGAGCTGATCTTACGGTAAGCTCCAGGGTACTGTTTATATTAGAATGAACCACCAGTGATTGGGTTTCTCATAACGATCTTCAACACTTTGGTTGGATCCTTAACCCAAATAGCTGGCATAGTTTGAGTCATGAATACACGGTATCCGTTAAAGTTACCAGAAGACTGGAATCCTTGTGTACGGCCCATGTAATCCATAGTACCATTTTGATAGAACCATTTCAATTGATTGTCCCAAGACAATTTCAACAAGTAGATATTATCATTTGTGTTATCAGTGATATCAAAGATAATAAAGTTGTATGAACTTAATGGGAAACCATCGATAAGTGGGTTCTCAATGTCATTAGTGTGTACATTGTCAAAAGCAGGATTAAGTACAAACTGAACATTAGCCAAGAATGGAATAATGTACTGAGTGTAAGCATAACCGAAGTTAAGATCCATACCTTTACCAGTGATAGCACCAATTTCAGAAGCATTAATAATAAGACCAGAGTTAACTGCTTCTTTCTTAATTGCTTCATTTACAAGCTTCATACCACCCAAACCGGTTTGAACAACCAATTTACGCTTAGGATCTGGACCCTGGAATTCAACCTTACCATTGAAGAAGTTGAAGATTTCAGATTTGAAAAGATCCAAGTTGAAAGAAGCTTTGTTATAAATACGCTTGTAAGAGTTATCAAGTTGCTTCCAAAGACCTACAGAAAGACGAATGTCATCTGGACCATCTTGCTTAACTTTACCACCCTGACCCCACATGAGGTAAGTTTCGATATCATTAGCAATCTTAGTCAAGTGAGCAGCTTCCAAAGTAGTAAGGAATGAACGTGTAAGTTGACCTGACTGATAAGCAGCTTTAATTTTGTCCTTACCCATTTGCTCAAGGCTAGTAATAGAAGGATCGATGCTCTTATCAAAGTTTCTCCACAATTCTACAACTGGAATAGTACCATCAGCTTTCATACCACCTTTCAACATCAAGTCAGCACGACTAGAAATAGAATAGTGTACGTGAGCTTCAGCACCACCTACGAAGTTATAGAATTCACGGAAACCTGCAGACACTGAACCAAGATCAGAGAATCTTTCTCCATACTCTCCACGGGCAGAACCCTTACGGAAGATCTTAGTACCAACTTTCAAGTATTTGTTATCCAACCACTTGTTGTTGTCATTGTTTACAAGTTGTACAGTGTAGATGAAGCTATCTCCTGTAGGGATGATGTCATCAGCTGTAATGTACATTTCCACACCATTGTACTTGTCATAAGTGATGATATCACCATGTCCAAAAGTACGTTTGTTCAATTTGATCTTAAAGGTTTGACCATCAATACCTTTAGTCGTGTTAGCAGATTCAATATCTTCAACTATATAAGGAAGATCTTGGGCCACGGGAATTTGCCATTTGTATTCACCACGTGCATTGTCTACCATAATCACATTCTTTCCACCAAAAGAAGACATTTGGTACAACGGCATTTCTACTTTTTGTGCCATTGCCCAAAGATCAACTGGACCTAAATCAGTAGGTTCAGCACTCTTCAAAAGATTTGAAAGGTGATAGGAGTCAACATGAGAACTAGTATGATACTGGTTATCACGTAGGAATATCCCATTGTTTAAAACTGGAGTTGCCATAGGGCTTTTTCAAATTTAAGGGTTAATAATAAATGTTATCTTTTAAAAATATTTTGTGGTCTACTTATTTTTCTAGGCTTATTATCTTCCTCTTCATAATAAGTGGACGTATTTTTTCTATTCTGTTCTGTCTTTAACTGTCTCACTGTTTGTTCAACAGCTTGAGTTTTACCCTGTTTCATAAGACTACCACGGTATTCTTCAGGGTTAGAAAGCAACCAAAGAGCTTCAGCAATCAAAGGATAATTAGGTTCTACAAACTGATACTTCTCTAAAAGATGTCCTAACAAGTTTGTTGGACGTCCTGATATAGAAGGATATTGTGGTTGAACCAATCCTGTATAAAGCTGAGCTTGAGTTTTCTTATCCAACTTAAGACCATTAATTTCTGCAGGTCTTAAAGCTTCAAATACATTTTGGGTGTAAGCTTGAGCAGCTTGTTCTTGTTGCTGCTTCTTAGCTTCTTGTTCAGCTACATGGTATTGAACAATTTCTTCTTGCATAAGATCAAGCTTAGGCTTAAACTGCTTAGCTTTCTTTTCAAGAACACCAAGATCTTTCCAAGTGGTAAGTTCTTCTTCAATTTCATCAGCATCACCAAAGTTGGTAGCTTGAAGATATTGTCTTACAATATATTCTTGGTCATTTTCTTGAGCTGGATCAAGCTCTCTTATTTGTTCTGTAGCAGCTAAAGCTTGAAACAAACCTTTAAGATCTTGTCCACCATCCATTACATATTTTGCAGCATATTGTAACTCTTCAGGTAAAGACTCAAAGAACTGGGCTGGAGTTTGGGAAGCCACTTCTTGTTTCATATTATCCACATTAGCCTTCCAAAGCTCCTCTATATCTTTCTCTCCAAGACTACCAAGATAGTCATCAAGAGATTGTTTCTTTTCATCATAGTCATCAAATGCAAACATTTCATTTGACTCTATTCTTTTCTTTAAGAACTCTACCAATCCAGACTTTTCTGTTCTTGGTCTTCCTTTAGGCTTAGATGATTCATCATCACTTTCAGGAAGAAGTTCTTTATCTAAATCATTTAGAACCTCAATTGTTTCTTTTGAAACATCTTTTTCTTCTTTTGTAGAAGTATCAGGTTCATCTAAAAAACTAAGATCTGTTTTTTTAGGACTAAAAATATTGGGTTTTGTTTCTTCAGGAGCTTTAGTTGGAGTCACTATACTTTCTGCTCCAGGGGCTCCTAACCAACTATCAATATCTAAGTCCACTTCCTGTACAGATGTCTGTACATTACTTGTTTGATTTTCAGGCATATACTATTGGTTTTTAAGTATTATCTCTACATATCTAATATACAACTTAAACTCTAAAAATTTATATTTAGGTGGTTATACACTACCTAACCTATGGATTATAGAGCTATAATCATTTTTCTTTTTTGCTAGAAGATTTGGAAACATCATATTTATTCTTATTCTCCCTAGCTATTTGAAGTTGTTTATCAGCTATTTCTTTTCTTGTTTGAAGCTCATCTCTTTGGATATTCATCTTTTCTTGACTATCAGCTTTTTTATTAACCTCTTGTTCTCTCTTAAAGTTCATTGTATCCTGATATTGTTGTTCTTTTCTTATATCAGACATAGCATCAAGATAATCAGACTGTTGATTCTGGTTAATGTCAGATTGAGCTCCATAGCTAGCAGATCTAATTTCAGCAATTGTAATATTAGCTTCCCTATCCTTAGCAGCCTCATCAGCTTTAAACTGTTGAGCCATTTGAAGTTGTTTTTCCTGAGCAGCCAATTGTTCTTGCTGCATTTGTTGTTGTTGCTGCTGCTCTTGTTGTTTTTGAGCCATAACTTTTTGTTCAGCAGCTTTAAGAACACCTGTAAGTTCTGCAATAGACTCAGACTTAATTACATTACCAAGATCATATATAGAAGCACCAGTTGTATTATTATTAAGAGCTAATTGTTTAAGTTGCTCCATTACAGAACGAGAATTAGTCTTAGTTGTACAGAATATATTAATATCTCTTAATAATAAATCAATACCATTCATTTGAAAATTAACCTTTTCATCCATACTAGTTATATACTGAAGACGGACACTAGGTTTTTTAGAATGATAATACTGAGCTAAGTCAGTTCTCATCTGATGCACCCTAGGCATAAGGTTATCACTATGCTGTATAAAGTATTGTTCTGTCTGAGCATAAGAAGCATTCATAGCTTGCTCTATAGCTGTAGCAGTTTGCTGCTGAGCTATCTGAGCTCCCATACGTTGTTGGTTAAGACCAATCACTTCAAAAGCCTGCTGTTTAAAATAAGTGGCTAATTGTATCCTAGATAGAAGACGTTGTGTCTGTTCTAGGTTTAACACTTGATAATGCTGGAAGCTAAGAGGATTTTCAGTGTTAGTGATTGTAGTATCTAATGGTAGCATTTGGAAGTTCTTCATTGCTACATAGGCTTTAGCTAGATTGTTCTTTCCCCAATCTTCTCCCAATGAGTGACGAGGTAGAGCATTCTGATCAAGCATAATAACAGTACCAAGTTCATCCACTAGAATATCTGCTATCTGATTATTAACTATGTTATATCCTATTTGGAATGGCTTCATTAAGTCTACAAGACTTACAGAACGTGTATTTCTATCACCAAATATTGAACCTTCTACTGGAAGTTTACAACCATACACAGTAGCATCACCTTTAAATTGGAAAGGAAGTTTACCCGGTCTTCCACCATGCAATCCAAGATAGATGGGATTGATACCTCCAGGATTATTCATACCCCAGAATGTAGGTCTATTAGGACCAATCTTTATACCACCCCACACTTCATTAATCCATATCCAATCCACATGTTCACCAAAAATTAAATTATCTTTAGTTTTTTGTTTATATACAGTGGTATTATATACAGGTTTATCTATTACTTTATAGTCTTCAGATATAATATCTTGAACTAATTCTCCTTCTTCTGAAATCTTTGTAAGGTGGCCCACTTTTCTTTGAGACTTCCAATAGATTGTTGATACACGTAACATGTAAGATTTACCGAAGTCTTGTAAGTCCTCAGAGTCAGATAGTATCCATTGTACAATATCTCCAGTTCCAAGCTTGCTATCATAGAGAGAAGTGAACTGTCTATAAGCCAAACTAGGCATTTGTGTATTCCATTCATGAGATCTAGTAGGGTCATAATATGTTCCATCATTTTGATATCCTTGTACAGCATATCCAGCTGAACGTATAGGGTAGATGACTTCTAAAGCTTCTAATTGCTCTTGTGTCATCATCCATCCAAATTTATCTATAACATCTGATACAGACATCATATCTGTCTTACCTATCCAGTTACCATCAGATACATAACGAGTGTCTGGAGATTTATGATAAAATGTAAGAAGAGGATTCCATAACTCCACCTCATAATCATCCTCATTCATTTTAAAATGCCAGAACTCTCTGTCTGTAATTAGCATATCCCGGAAAGCTCTTTCCTCTAGCTCCTGCATTTTAAATCTTTCATCATCCACTTTCATTTGATGAGAAGCCCATTCTTCCACCATAGACCTATAATCCTTACGGAAAAACTCTTCTATTTCTGGAAGTGTTTTAAGTTTTTCAGGTGCTAAACTTTGTTGAACTTCTTCATCAGTTAAGTCAGCCCCTTGATTCATAAGAATCATCATTTGCTTTTGATAGGCTTGTTGTAATAAAACATCTTCAAGCATCTGACGTTTTTGTTCTAACATCTCATTATAAGAGGTGTCATCAACAGCTCTAAACATAATTCTAGAACTACGTTTAGAAAACTCATTTGCAAGAACATTTATTACGTTAGGGATGATGGGGTAAAACTTAAGTTCAAATGCTGATACATCTTCTTTAGTGAGGGTGTCAATAAGATCTGCCATCTCATTATCTTCCTCCACTATATAATCTTGTTTGTCTATAATACCTTTAGCTAGTTTGTAATTTTTAGAAAGTCTACGGGCATTTCTACGAAGCTGCCTCATTCCCTGCCACTCTAACCAGTCAAGATTCCAGGCTCTCCACTCATCATCTTTTTCTTTTTCAGATAAAAACTGAATAGGCTGGGTGAGAGTACCCATCTTATTATATTCAGCTTTTTTACCGTGTTTGAGGTCTAATGCGTTATATATTTGCATAATTAGTTAGAATATATAGGTGTGTCAAAAATTACAGCTCCCGTATTACTAGAAGTATAATTAGTCTGTGTTATAGTGTATAGTATCATCTTATATTTTTAAAAGCATTTCTACGGGGACTAGACAAACTAGAACTCCCTTTAGAACTACCCATATGTCTAAAAGGACTATAATTTAATTTACTAAATTTATGTGAGGATTCCAAGTTTTGTTTTGTAACTTCTATACGTTTAGCCAACCCTCTATTAGATTGCTGCACTTTAGCAAAAGCTACAAGAGCACAGAATGCCACTATTCTATCCACGTTCAATCCATCTCTGTAAGCTTGCATCTCTTTAAGGAGCATTGGGTCTGGTATACGTTCAACACCATATACTGTTTTCACTATAGTACCATCTGGTAAAGTTTCATGGTCCAGTTCTTCCATAAGAAACTCTATACCATAGGAAAGAATAGTGCCTTTAAACAATGTACCTACGTTTTTCCACCCATATTCCTGGAATACATTTCTATTAGCCCCAATATCTTTAAGAAACAAAATCATATCCTTAGGTACTAAATACCTCTGTTTCTTTTTACTTATCATGTATTGTATAAAAAGAGCTACGTTATTCTCCACTATAGTCCAGGCATTATACCATTCTATTAGTAGTTCTAGTCTTTCATGGGTTTTCTTTATATCATCAAATCTACCACACCATGATGCAACAAGGCCATCTCTTTCTATAGAGTTTTTCACCTTACCATCCCCATCATCCTGTATCACTTCTACGGGATTCTTATATATATAAATAGAACATAATGAATCACTTGTAGTGGTTTTACCTTCTCCTACAGGATCCACACTAGCATAATACATCCCAAATGTAGGATCTTTATGAGGACGTTCATATATACATATTACCCCTTCCTTATCTTCTGTCTTTTTAGAAATAGGGAATTCCATAATAGGAAGTTTTCTAGACTCTTTAGCAATAATCTTTCCTTCGTCATTTCTAGAAAGATCTAAATATTCTACAGAGTATTCTTTATCAGATATTCTTTGTAACTGCTTAGAAACCAAGTGACTAGGAAACACACTTACCTTTCTGGTAGCAAAAGCTTCTTCTATTGTACGTGGGTGCTGAGATATGGTGAGCTGGTAGGCAGCCGGATCCATATTCTTTTTAGCTTTTTCAAACTCTTTATCTAATGCTTCTAAAGCCTCTTCTACTTTAGAGTTACCATAACTATCTATATATGGAGGCATACTCCACTGTTCTGGAATAAAAAGTCCTATAGTTCCTATAGTGCCATCTTTATCTAGTAATCCAGACTGCACCCCATAAAATCCGTTTTCTTCTGGATGGAGTATATAGTCTTTTAGAGGTTCACACTGATCAAGATCACCCACTGATCCAGCAGCTATAAACTGACCAGTGATAATATGACCACTCTTAAGGGCTGGTTTCATGAACCCGTAAGTGTCATTCATCTTAGGAGCAATACCAGCTTCCTCATGAAAGAAGTAGGTGACAGGACCACCAACACCATTTGTAGGATCTTTCTCAAAAGAATAGGAGTTTATAGTGGACTTTAATCCTCTATATGTATCACGGTTATTTATTCTCACTTTAATCTGCTGCTGCCAAGCTCCCACCTTATCAGGCTCAGCTGGTCTATACCAAGCAGTGTGCTCATTAAGAAAGTTCTTATATTCATTAAGAAACTTCCAAGATCCTTTCTCATTAATATAATCTTTTAGACTAGCTCCTATCTTTAATACAGCTCCCTCTTCAAACCAATACTGATTAAGAAGTTTGGCCATATGGAAATAAGAACTAGCTATCTGACGTTTCTTTAGAATAATAACATGCTTATAATGAAGCTCAGCTAATATCTCATATAGAGCCATATGATATTGAGCATCCCTCACTTTAGCAAAGTCAAATCTTTTTTCTTCCTTATCATATATAGGAAGGAAGTTTAACCACATATAATAATCTCTAGATAAATACCAGGTATTTTTATCACTATAGATTATTACACCATTTCTACACTTTGCTTTTTGGTCATCCCAATATTGTATAAAGTCTTTAGTCTTTACAGGAGCATGGCAATAATATCCTTGTTTTTGAAACTTACGTCCCTCAGTATTAAACACTAAACTAGTTTCATCAAACTCATATTGTCCAGGTTCTTTAAATAATGGAATAAGAAAGTCCCTGAACTCTTCTCTTGTAGAAAATTCAGTGGTAGACCATTGTCCATTTTTATACGTGGGAACTGTTATGTATGAATTATTCATACTCTATATTAAAATGTTCACTTATTTTTGAAATGTCACCATCTGTTTTATGAAGCATTTCTAATAATGTATTAAGCTCATTACTTCTAATAACACCATGAGCATTTCTATCACTCCAATATGCATTATATGTTTCACGTGGAACAGCTGCCCACTCATTAGTGTAGGTGTTATAATGAAACACCCAGTCATGTAAATAAGATAGATCTTTTGACATATGTTTGGTTTTATTGATCATACGCAAGATTTTGCCCCCCTCTAACAGAACTCTGTTGTTCTTCCATTAAATCTCTATACACACCTTTAAATGATTGACGTATACCATCAAACTCTTTAGCTATTTTTAATAAGTCTGTAGCACTCCCGTCTCTACCAAATGTAGGTTGTTCTGTTGCTAATACTCTAGCTAAGTTATCAAGAGTTATTTTGATTCCCATGTATGCTCTATATGTAGGAGTTTGATACATCTTTTCACACATTTTAAGAGCAGTGGTTAGCACCGGTTCATCCATACTAAAATCAACATCTAATTCTTTTAAAATTAGTTCTTCTTTTTCTGAATCTGGAACATCAAAAAAAGGATTCATATCTGGATTGGGACAGGTCATGTAAAACAAATATGTATACATCTTAAGATGATCTTCTGGAAATTCATCCATAACATCTTTTAAAAACTTAAGAGTGTAACAGTGTTCTGAAGGAACCACTTTCCCATTAGCAATATCAAATAATCTAATCATATTGAATATATTATAGACAAGGCATCAAACTGTCCTGCCGTTTTAATTAATGTATCTATAGTATCATTACTTTTACGTGTAGCATATTCTTTTTCAAGCTTAGAAGAATAATGTAACATATCACTAAGATGATTTAATTTATCTTCTTCCATATATCCTTTAAAACAAAAAATTAATTCTTCAGAAAGCATATCCATAGCTGCACATTTACCAACAGGATAGACATCAGATTTTAATTCTTTAACAGTGTCAGTTAAAAGTTTTGATATTCTATCACAAGCTTTAGAAATCTTTTCTTTTTTTTCAATGTCATTTATTTGCTTTTTATAAGCAAAGTTTATAAGTTCTTTTGCTATATCCCACCACATGTATTTATAGTTTTTCTGTCCATTGAAATATTTTTACAAAATCTTATTTCTTTATTATTCAATGTCCAAATTTCTCCATCATCCATAGCACATGTAAATAATAAATCATGTTCTTGTGAATAATCTATTATTAAAAATGCATACCCCTCCATTCCATCTGATAACCTAAATATTGGAATCATTGGATTAAGTTGTAACATCATTTTCTTTTATTTTTCTCCCAATTAGTTTTATCTACACCACTCATTTGATCAGGAGCTGTTCTAGCACCTATCACTCTATCTTGGTGCATTGTAGCATAGAGACCAGAAATAACAGATTCTCTTTGTATCTCATCTCTATGAATAAGTCCTTCTCCCTTTGCTGACAGATATTTAAACACTAAAACATCTGTAGGAAGTGTACCCTTTCTATAGTGGTCAACAAGTTCCACCATTGTATATATTTTTTCTTCTGACATATTAATGTTTTTTTAGTTTATCTCTATTATCTTCCAACCAATGTATCATAGAAATAGCTTCTGTTTTTAAATATGGAAGTTCATACGGAACAATATCTTTTACTATAGGATCTCCATTAGCATCTAAAGCTGTAATAGGATTACCAAACTTATCTTTAGCCTGCTCTTCAAATATCACATGATGTATTGTAAGACCACCTGGTTTAAGCTTTGGGTTGTGTTTAAGAATAATGTACATGTACATACTAAGCTGTAATGCATAGTGCATAAGGTTACAATCATCTAAATGACTTACAGGAGGATTCATCTTTTGTGTCACTCCTTCCCAATTAGTAAAGCTTTCTATTTTAATTTCTTTATTTGTTTTATAGTCTGTTATAAACACTTCACCATTTATCACTTCTACAAGATCAGACTGCCCACAAAGATTTGCAGACTTTAAATACACCATATGTTCTGGATAGACACCATCTGTAAGCTTTTGATTTGGAGAATACTTTACACCATCTTTTTCTATGGGTTTAAATATAGGTACAGTGTGACCATGTCTTTCCATATTCTCAAGCCCACATATATCAGATTCACGTTGATTATGATACCATGTACCTAAATCAGTGGCTCTCTTAGCTTCTAATCTCCATGCTTCTTTTATTTCTTGTGGTGTCATTCCATACCACTTACTCTTCTTAGTCTTGGAACACTTCTCAGCTATACCATCAGCATCAAAGGGTTGTTTAAAATTTGAAATAAAACTAGTGACACTCAACCAATCAGCTCCATCCTCACTACGATATTTATGGTCTTGTGCTGTAAACTTTAATATACTCATATTCCTAATTTTTGGTTTAATTGATCTTCCTCTTCTTGTGTAAGTTCAGCTTTCCATTTACCTAATGGACACTCTGAAGAAAGACTTCTTGTTTTAAAGCCTAAAGAACATCCACATCCTCCTTTAGTTTGATCACAACAAGGCTGTGTTCCCGACACCATACATCCTTCTCCAGTGAAATCATATAATTTGCATCCTTGACAAATATTTAATCTTATTTGTGCAATCTCTTCTACATCTTCTTTCTTGAATATACTATTAGTGATGCCTTCTAATATCTGACCTTTTGATTTCCAAAGTTGTATGATGTTACTTCTTAGACTCATTCTTATGTAATTTAATAAAATCTTTACGTTGCTTTTCTTCTTCTATTATTTTTTTAACATTCTTAAGGTCAAACAAAGTTTCAGCTGTTTTAAATCTAGCTGTCATTTCTTGAAGTCCTTTAAGCTTGTTCTTATTCTCCCACTGCTCTAGCATATTAACTTTTTCATCTATCTTCCAATGCTTTATTGTAAAGTCTCCTAGATTTGTAGCATGTATAACAGAATGCTTTAAAGAAGAAAGAGACTTTCTTAGCTCCTGCCAATAAAACATCACTACATCATTTACACATTCCTCAGAAAGTGACATCTCTTCAGCAATCTTTGGAATAAATAATTTAGCTTTCTTTGGGTGCAACAGATAGTATTTTAATATTTAAAAGAATATTTCCAGCAGCATGAATTCCCATAGCAGGATGGAGAGATATCTTCTTTTTATTTTTTCCTTCTTTTACAATGAGATTTTTCTTTTCTGCTTTTGTAAGAGAGTTACGTGCACTCTGTGGTGAAGAAAAGATTTTTCTTTCATACACCTTAGCACAGAAAGATGTTAATTCTTGTTCTCCTTCTAAAGCCAGAAATGTGAGGCAGTCAAGATCTGCCTCACTCACTGGAATTTTAGAGATGTAGCAATATGTAACTATTTGGTATTTAACTACCTCCCAGCTAGACATTACCACCTTCTTTTCAATTTGGTTAACAACAGCCATAATTAAGCTTGTTCTTTTTTAAGTTTTCTTGATTTCTTTTCTTCTGTAGCAGGAATCAACACCTCATCTCCCACCTTTACACCAGCATCAATAAGCTCAGGATTGTTATCAATGTCTTCTTGTGTAACAATGTGACTTGTTGTGTTTTCAGGTTGAGGGTTGGTCACTTGTCCTATAAAAGACAAAGCCTTTAATTCCTCAGCTCTTCCTACAGCTAAACGTGTGTTAAGTTCTTGAAGCTCAAGTTGTACTTTTTTCACTTCAATTTGCTCCTGAAGAAATGCAATTATTTCTTCTTTAGATGGAACCTTTTGTTCCGGTTGTGTCGTTTGTTCTGACATATATTATTGATTTTTGGTTTACAAACTAAGATCATCATCATCCACCTCATCTAAATTAAATTCCTTCCATGTTTTTAAAAAGGCTTTATACTTGGTGTCTATAATATAACTATCCCCACTCTGTAAAAAAATAGTGGTGCACTGAAACACCTCACTTTCTTCCTCATCTGTTGACATCTTAACAGCTTCAACAAAGTCTAAAGGAAAAGCAAAAGGAAGCCATTTTCCATTATCAATACCATCCTTACCTAGTAAATCCATTAATTCGGATTCAGAACTGTGACAGTATACGTTGCATTCGTGTATCATAAAAATTGTAAAGTTTATAATATAATATACTTAATAAGTTTAAACTACACAAATTTATATTTATATAATTTATAACTAACTAAAAAGA